TCGTTTATTTTGGAATAACCTCAAAGCAATAAACCGTTGTTTGACTCGTAGTTATCAAGACTTTTGCATCTTCAAGTGCTTCTTCGCACTCGCTCTGAGTGGGAAACTGATTGAGTTGATAGTGTTCAATATTGTTATTGATAACTTGAAACCAGATTAAAAACCACAATCTACCACCTCCCTTGATATTGACCCCAGAAATAGAAAAATAAAAACAAAGCACCCCCACTGATTGCAAAAATTACAGCTCCGATTGCAAAGTTAATCACAGCATCTATCCGCGCCTGCTTCCGATATATTTCATCCTTACGTTGCTTTCGCATTTGTGCCTCAATACCGAGCACTTCCTCCCATTTTTTTGGCCCGTAATGCCATGAAATGTAATCTTTTAATTCGCTCCTCATTCTGGAAAGCTCTTCTTTTTTCGACCAGATCAAAATTGCTGTTTCTTCATCTGATCCCTTGAAGGTTTTCTGCCAAAAGGGAGGGTTCTTCTGCCGATCTTCAAGATGGTTAAAGTCGGCACACGCCTTACCCCACGTTGCCAAAGATTGGCCCATTTCGGAAAGATCTTTGTAAGTGTCTAAGCCTGCGCGGAGCGTCTTGTAAGCGCCAGTAGCCATCAAGGTGATGCTTACCGGGTCCATAGGACTAGCCCATCTTAGTCAGAACTGCGAGCAAGAGTGCAATGATAAACCCAGCCGTTCCAATTAGGATAGCCTCCAGCCTCTTAATCCTGATGAAGACCTCTTTAAATTGTATCGAAGCCTGCGTTGAGAGAGCCACCACATCCTTCTCGACAATATCAATACGCTCATGCGCAGACGCTACTGTACGTTTATCCATGTCTTATTCCTATGGTTTAGTAGGCCAATCGGCTTCATTTAAATTGGGCCAGTTGGCATGGCTTGTAACATCACGCAGCGCCTGACGGTACGTTGTCATCGCCGCATCCATTGCCACATCAGTCAAGGCAAAGTAATCAGTTCCAGCAAGCAAGCCATCACGTTTGTTGCGATTGCTCTCAGCCACACTAGCGTCAAGTTTAGCTTGATATGCAGCCTCATGCTCTGCCTTGGTGGTCGTTACGCCATCCTCAGTCGTGTCAGCAAACATATCTTGAACAACATACTTCTCAACCCAATTACCGTTGCCATCCTGCTCAACGCCATCACGCACAGATGCTTGATACGCCGTTGTGGTAGCCGCTGGGCTGCGCAGAACAGCCTCTAAGTTAAGGCCAGAAAGTGTCATAGACGTCCAAACACGGGGCATAGAGGTATTTTTGTAGTGCGCCCTCCATTGCCCTTGCGTTTTGACTTCGCCTGTTTCTGTGTGTCGATATTCAGACATCCGAGTGATCCTTTCGTGATGCTGTTGATTTATGCAATTGCGTAGAAGATGTAGTTTGAACCATTAACATTTAGGTTTTGCTGTGTTTCCTGATTAACAATAAAGCCACTGCTTGCGGGGTCAATTATGTCCTCAGAAGTTCTTTGTCCTTCGGTGTCGTTTAGAAAGAGAGAAGGACTATTCCCTGCAATAATGCCTCGTAGGCTATCGAAAAATACCCAATTACCATTAGCATCAGTTCGCTTAATAAGAATAAACCTACTGCCGGAAGTAAAGCCACAATCAATAGTTTGGCTAGAGCCATTTCCAGTGTACGAACCGACTTTACTTATGCCAGCTAGTGTCGCAAAAAAGAACCCGACTAAAGATGTGCCTGTGTTCCAGATAGCGTTCTCTCTAATCCCAAACTCAGTTGCCGAAGGACTAGGCCACAGTGCGCTTGTTGTTACAACATCATCATTAGTGTCTAATCTTAACTGTATGTTTGATCCTAAGTCGCTTTGGTACACATACCATTGCTCAGTAGCTCTGTTTTTTATCCAAACCATCTCAGGAGCTACGCCGAGGTTATGCTTTAAACGTCTGTTTGCAGTATTTTCTGTATTCCAGCAAACAACATCAAAGTAGGAAGGCGCACGTTTCCACATCCAAGAATAAGAAGTACTGCTGGCACTAGAGTTACCATACCAACCGCCACTAAAGTCCATAACAAACCCTGTGCCGCCATTTATTTCAGCAGAAGTAGAATTAGTTATTAAGATTTTATTGCTTATTAGTCTTGGGGCAGCATACAAGTCTCCAGTGCCACTTATATTTGATTTATATAAAGCAAAATCTACTCTATCAAAGTCAGATTTAAAATGTGGTTCGTTAGCTGTTCTTGTTTTCACATCAAACACCTCAGTCCCAGCCGTAGGTGCAGCAAGAGGGCCACGGCGGATGGCCATGTAGATGTAGGTTGAGCCATTATCGTTGTTACTTCCCCCGGGGTTTGTAACTTTAAAACCTGTGGCATTCGGCCCTACCGCATTATCCGAAGATTCTGCGGCGCTAGAGTTTGCCTTTAGAATACGCATTGTATTACCATCAGCAGGCATACCCCGCATAGTGTCTACTATTTCCCAGTTATCTGTTCCATTTGTATTCTTGTACATAAGCCACTGAGGCTCAAACCCCAAGTCAATCTCAGGGCCATCAGTAGAACCATTACCAACATAACTACCACACTTGATAATGTCCGAACCATCAGGGCCGAACTCACCGTCACCGTCATTGTGTGCGAAGATGTAGGCTATGTAGTTTTTACCGCTAGTATTTATATCTAACTTGTTGCCCACCGTAAACTGTGTGGCGGTGGGTGCTGTGTCATTAAACCAAGCAACATTGTCTTCTCTAGCATCAGTCTTCTGCAAAACCAGTGCGTAATCTTCTGGGTTAGTGGCGTCAACACCACGATGATACACAGCCCAATCTTTAGCATGATCGTAACTTTTTATGATAATGCAACCTGGTACGCTTCCTAGATTATGATTTATAGTTAAGCCCGCATTGCCCGTACCAGAGTAAGTAACCACATCAAAAAACTTGGGGGCTTTGCGGAATGACCAAGCGACATATTCAAACCCGTTTACATTTAGATTGGCGTTGTAACCTGCTGCGAATATACTAAATCCATCGCTGTTAAAGGACTTTAAGTCCTTATCCGCTGGGCTAGGTGATGTACTAGCGTAGGCCGATTGAGTGCTGTTTGAGTTCAGGGATTTCCTAGCTCCTAACAAAGGGCTAAAGAGGCTATGATCTGAGGTGCTAGACCTATTCTTTACCCAAAGCAGCCCATCCTCGCCAGCAAGGTCTATTCCAGTAGTTATATCACGCTCAGTCGCATTCCCAGTATACAAGTAAGTGCTGAACACATCTGTAATATCAAGACCGCCAGCACCGCCAGCGGACGCAGCCGCTAATTTTTTCCATCCTGACATTATGCAGAACTCCCGATTGATACCGATTTTGCGCCGCCGCGTCTACGCATAAGCTGCCGATGACAAAACGCCGTTCCAATTGCTTCCGCCATCTCTTGTATAGAACACATATAAGTTGCTTGCGCCACTTGCAGGTGCGTCAGGTGCTGTACCACCTGCCCACTTAACTGAGCTAGGCCATGTGACAGTTCCACCGTTACCTGTTAACTGTAGGATGAAGCCCGTTGATACACCGCTCCCTAAAGAAGGCGAGCCAAAAGTAAACGTGGTGTTACCCGTCATTGTTAAGCTGAATGCACCGCCTGCATCTACATCTGCTGTTGGCGTTGTTCCTGATAGCGCATCGTAATCTTCCCCAAGCGCCGCATCAGTTAACAGCGTGTCAATCTGCGTTCTTGAGTTGTTCACCTCAAGGCGCTCAACGCCACCTGTTACGACCCGCCATTGATTTGCTGCATGAAACTGAAGGTATGTGTCTGTGTCACCGTCATGGAAGATTTGATCTCCTACATACAAATCACCTGCAAAATAACCGTCTTTCCATCGTGTGCCAGGGTCACCCCAATCATCTGTGTTGTCTGAACCTAACCCCGATGTTCCACAAGGAATTATACGAGTATTGTTAAAATCAAATCTAATACCAGAATTAGCTGACGTAATAAATAGATCATCTGATTTAATGCCAATACTACCACGAAGAGATCCGCCTTCGTAGAAAGAAATCATATTTCCTTCGTCAGTAATTCTGGATACGGTTAATGGAGTTGTATTTGCAGCATTAATTTCAACTTTACCTGTGCTTTCTATAGAGGTTCCAGCTGTCCCTATAAGGCTGTTAGTTTTACCAACAATAAAGTTTCCTGATGAGTCAATCCTAGCTCTTTCTGATCCACCTGTTTCAAACGAAACTGTATCAGCGGCGGGAAAACGTATGCTTGTATCTGTATCACCGTGGTGGAGGATTTGATCGCCAACCTCAATGTCACCAGTAAACGAAATAGTGTATGATGTACTATCTGCTTGATCACTACGCAAAAAGTCAGAGCTATCCGTAACGCCAGCTTCCCAAGCTGAACCCGTATATATCTTTAGTGTATTACTGGTGCTGTTGTAGAATAAGTCGCCCTCGTCAAGATTAGTCGTTGGGTCAGAAGAACCTGTCCTATATACATTTGCAAAACTATTTACTGAGCTAAGATTTGTAGCCACAGTGTTGACGTTAGCAATTGACCCACCAACATTGTTTACATTGCTAATTGATCCAGCAACAGTTCCTATATTATCAGAGCCAGATAGGTCTGTGGCGACTGTTCCAATATCTGTGGCGTCAGCAGCGACAGCAGTAACGTCTGCGCTAATTCCAGATACTGTGGACATTGCAGTAACATTGGCAGAAGTTCCAAGAACATTCATTACTGTGACGTTTGCAGTTGTTCCAAGAACATTCATGTCATTTACAACATCAGCCGTACCTAAAATGCTCATATCCGTTACAACTGCGCTCGTTCCTAGAAGGCCCATCGCAGTGACATTGGCTGAAGTGCCTAAGACATTCATGTCATTTACTACGTCGGCAGTTCCAAGAATTGACATGTCCGTTACAACTGCGTTTGTTCCTAAAAGGTTCATTGCAGTAACGGTTGCCGCAGTGCCTAGCACGTTCATGTCATTAACGACATCCGCCGTGCCAAGAACATTCATGTCTGTCACAACGTCTGCTGTAGCCAGAACATTCATGTCTGTTACAACATCAGCAGTCGCCAGGATGTTCATGTCGTTCACTACGTCAGCAGTCCCAAGGATCGCCATGTCTGCAATAACCGCAGAAGCCGATAGAGCGTTAATGTTGGTTTGCTCTACGCTTGTGGGCGTAGTGCGCAGCCAAGACGTTGTGCCAAGGTTATAAACTTTTGTGGCGTTGTTGGTAGTATCGAAAAACAGTGCGCCATCAATCAGCGCATTGCCGTCATTGTCCACAGTCGGATCGCCGCCAGAGGTAGACTTAGCCCCTAAGTAGCGATCATCGAAGGTGTCATACACAGCTTCCGCCGCAGCCTGGGCTGCTTCAGATGCAGTTTGCGCCGTTTCTGACGCGCCCTGAGCCGTGACGCTTGCGTTCTTTGCAACGACACTGGCATCTCTTGCTGCCTCAGAAGCCGCCTGAGCAGTCTCTGCGTTTGTTTCTGCTGTCTCTGCTGCTGTCTCGCTTGCCGCCGCTGCCGTGGCGCTGGTGGTTGCTGCCGCTGCATCAACAATCAAATCATACTTTGCGCTGTTAGCATTTGTCGTAAGTGGTTGTGCGCCGCTTGATGTATGCTCAGAGTTCACAAAAAAGATATTATTGGTGCTGGTGTCCTTAACTAGGTCACGGACTTTGTAGACAGTTGAAGCGGCCCAATTCCCTTTGAAAGTGCCAAGCTCTTGAGTAATCGCCAGATCGCCAGACCCGTCAAACGAAAACACCTTGTTCGCCCGATCTGCCGCAGAAATTACAAACTCAGAACCAGCCAGCACGTTTGTTCGAGAAGCTTTAATTGTTCGACCAAGCTCTTCTTTGTGCTGCTGAACCATAAAGGTCAGCTTGTCCAAACTGTTTTCAAGGGATTGCGCTGGGAATGGATCGTTGGGAACTAGGTCTAGCCCCTGATCCAAGTCCATTTCTCGCAGGATAACAACAGTAACGCCAGACGCCGGCGCGCTGCCAAACACTACGTTGCCGCCGCTTGCCGAACCCACGCCCGTGACTGTGTAATGCGTTGTAATTGTCTGCACGGTCTCTGCGCCATTGGCGGCGCGAAGGATAACCGTTAGATCGCCCTGGTCAAAAATCTTAAAGCCATAAGCAAAGGTTGTGAGCGACCCGTTGCCGCTATAACTTGCTCGGTTCGTGCTACTTGATACCGTCATTATCTACGACCCTCGTTTTTTAACTGCTCAACCTGCTCATATGCTTGCCGCATATTTGCATATTCTGGGTTTTCAAGCAACGCTAAGAAACCCGCCTCTATAAAATTTTGGTTTATTGATCGTAACATCGTTACCTTGGCTTTATCTGGGATGCCTTTATATTGGTCAGATCCAGTTACTGCCATAATAGTTTGCCTAAAATCCAAAGACCCAAAGCCTGGGGTGTTGATGCGAATTTCATTTTTTGCCAGATTTACCAAGTCAGACTGCATGCCGTAGCTAAGTTTGATTTGGCCCATTTTTTGCGGGTTAGTCAAAGGCCACTTGTTTGTTACACGCTGCAATCGGATCAGCTCTTTTTCATAGTTTTCCAGCTCCTCACCGCGCTTCAAACGAAGGCCTGATATGTTGCTAAACAACGCGGCGCCTGGGTTGGCGGCAAAGCTAAATTCGTCCGATCCTTTTACATTCCCTAGCGTATCATAAACAACAGCGTTTAAATCGCGCTCATCCCGAATGAAACTGTCCTTAGATTGTAGCGCGCTGACATGTGTGAGATACCCAAGGAATTTTGTCCCTATATCGCCTTTTGGCGTTCCGACCATAGCATAGTTTGGCGTCCCGTCTGCAAGTGGGTATGCAAAAGACTCGTTTCCATCTTCGGCAATGACAGTCTTCGTTACATCTTCAATTGTGTAATACTCAATGTCTTCTCTTGGCTTGACCCTTGTTGGATCAGCAAGCCGCGCAAACATACGCTGCAATGAGCTTAGTGGGTTTGGAACGCCAATTGGGCTTGCGCTTTCTGCGTAGCTGCGTGAAATGTCAGCAGGATCAAAACCTTCAAAAAAGGCAGTGAGGTCTGCAATCCCCTGCAACATAGACAAATCTTTGTAATAATCTGCGGTCGCTAAAATTGCAGTTTGGATATATTGTTGCGCCAACTCAGGATCACTCGTTATGTTCCCCCTTTGTATAGAATCAGCCGTAATCGCAAGCAAACCGCCAACAGGTTCAAACCCTTGATAGCCTACATACGTTAAAGGGCCGTTTGGCGCGCCAAACGGATCGTAGAGCGGCATATCCTCTGGGAAGCCTTCGCCCTTTAACACAAAACTATAAGGTTGCCAGCCAGGTGGCAAAGAGTCCCTAGTCCTTTGATCGCTTGGCATGCCGCCGGTGATACGGCCATCCATTGCGTATTGAGATGTTTTAAAAATAACCGCGCCGCCAACAGTATACCTGCCAAGTGCAAGTTGCTGTGCTTTGGGGCCACTAAATCCAAGCAAATCATAAGATGTTTTGCTAACTGGTGTGTATTCCATTGTGCGCAACAACGCATTCGTCGGCGCAGTTACAAACGGCATAATAAATCTGCCGAATAAATTTCTTTGAACGTAGCCGGCTACCTTTGACATAACCCCTAAATCAGACTGCAAAGTGTCATATCTTGCTTTGTAATCCAGTTCCTCTCCAACAGAAGATGGATCAAGCATCATCATGCCGGCCTCATCTAAAGCCTCTTGCTCAGTCATTCCTTGGCGCAACGAATGCTGATAACGCTTATTTATAGATGTGTAAAACTCGCCACGCTGGGAAATAGTTTTGGTAAACTCATCAGCCGAAAGCAATAGACGGAATGGTATTCGCATGCGCTTGGCAACTTCGTCCAAAGACCTGCCGAGCATGCTTCCTTCAAGCTTTGTATCAACTGAAGAAGAAGCCGCATATTGCTCAACATCCAACTTGCTTGCTCCAGACGGCATTTCAGTCCGCCAAGCAATTGAAGCCGCTTTCATTGCGTCACCAAAAGAATCCGACCATCCCTTCAGGCGAAGAAGAGCGTCTTCCATATAAATTTGATCTTCACTAATAGGCGCGTACACTTCTCCAAACTGCTTCCTACCCGCTCTAATTACACTTCCCCACACTCCAGCCGCAGCCTCAGTCGGAAGCTGGAACAACATAAAAGAAGTAGTGCCAACTATGTTTTTTACCTGCGTGGCTGGTGATGACAGCAATCCGGCCAAGTAAGCCTCATGCACCATCCGTTTTGTTTTTGCGTACTTACCAACTCTTGCGAATCCGTTAACGCCTGCCACTCCAGATGTCTTTGCAACTTTTAATAAAGAAGAAGCCAAAGCCCTTGTGCTTTGTTCAGCTCCACTTTCCGAAAGCAGCCTTTGAGCTTCTTCGCCAAAACGAGTTGCGTCCATCTCACCATCAACTCTAATTTGAAATGATTGCAATGCCCGAGCCGCTTCTGTCTGAGCGCCTTTGAGCTGCAACTGAATGCCGCTGTGAATGGCAAGCTGCCTGCGAAACTTTAGTTGAACATCAGCACCAGCACCTGTTTTTATTTGCTTTGCCAGCTCTTCAAGCTTCGTCGCACTTCTTACAAGAAGTTCCCGAGATGCAACAAACATCTCTGCGGTCATGCCGCCTTCGCCTATTCTGCGAGTAAGCAGGCTGCGCGTTAGGCCGATCTCATCAGCAACCAGACCCGCAGCTGCTCTGGCTGTTTCTGTATTAGAAATCTTGCCTCGCGCTATAGTGGCTGTCTCGCCCTTAAAGTTATCACCAATTGCTGTAATTACAGCCAAGACATCATCAGAAGTGTCGATGTAATCAAAGTTGAAATCACCGCCGTCTTGCAGCGATTTAATGTTATTCGCCTTTACATCAATGCGGCTTAGGACTGCTTGGGCAACCTCATCTGAGGCAGTGCCTGTTTCAGGATTAAATCCTCTGACCTCTGCGTTAAGAGCTGCTTGAGCATCTTTGGCAAGATTAGTTGCTGCCAGCTCTGCCTCGGCAGCGTCATCAGCCAAGGCAGTTTGGGCGTCTTGCAGCACATCTGTCGGCGCTTCTTCACCAATCCCAGGCGCCTTGAGGCCTCGCTCTTCAAACTTTGCCACGCCTTCTGGACTAAGAACCTGGCCGGCAAGAGCGCGCTTGGTTGCGCTTTCGGAGAATGCACCTTGATCTGGGACTAAGCCTGCCTCTTGTGGCGTGGGCATCCGAGGGGCAACGGACGGATCAAACGCCGGCGTTGCTGCAATTTCGTCAGGCGTCATCACGCGCGCAGCTTCAGGGCCGACAGGCTTGGGCTTAGGGGGGTTAGGCCGCACACTTGGATCAAGCTTGTTAAGAAGTTTAAACAACTCGCCAACGCCTGCTACCTGCACACCTTCTTGCTCTGGGCCTTGGGCAAACTCAGTTGGCTGACCAACCGCAGTGATGCGCTGCTTGGCTTCTTGCTCTTGTGCTACCTGGTTTGGATCAAATGCCATTTATTATTCTCCTAACCGAGCCAGCTCTGCGTCTTGCGCCGCAACCGCTTCATCGTAGTCCGTAAACCTTGGCACATCAGTGGCTCCTCCAAAATAGTTTGGATCGTACACAAAGAATACTACATCAGGTTCGCCATTGTTGAAATCATTAAATGTGTCTTTGTTCCAGCCTGGAGGGGCGAACTCATCATTCCAAGGCAACCTTGCAACAGGCTTAAAGCCAGCGGCTTCGTATATGCCAGGCAAGAATGTGTCGAATGCGTCAAGCTTGCGACCCCCAGCTTCTACTGCGGCTTGTATCATTGAATAACCAACGCTGCCGGTCTCATTCGCAGATTGGAACACTGCCACAATGTCTCCGTCTGGCTTGATTGCAAAGCCGCTTCCATTTTCGGTTCTGAATAACCGAGCGTTGGAAAGCTCTTCAGAAGATTTAATTTCAACTTGCGCCGCAAATTCATGTGCAGACATGGCCTTAGTCATATCTGCATTAAATGTGTCCGCTGTTTCTACAGCGAAAACTTCATTTATTTTTGGCAATGATATATTAGACTCTTGATACAGTCGCTGTGTAAGTGGATCAGGATCTAAGCTTAAAAGCCTAGTTCCCTCAGACCCTGTTCCGCTTTCTCTGGTGTAAGGCTTGGATGCTTCGCTATCAAGGCCTGGACCTCTGCGCTGCGCTCGTATGGTGCGCTTGGGGTTGCTGATGCTTCTGAACCCTGTGAGGACGCTTTCGCCTGCCGATTCATTTGCAACTTGAGCTTCATCGCCTGCTCGAACTCCTGATCGTAATCCACTTGATATTCCCTCCGCTGCTTCAGAAAATGACCCTGGGCGAGAAACTACGCCTAAGTCAGTAAATAGGTTTTGTTCATAAAACCACAAGATTGCCTGGGTGTCCTGCTCAGATAGGCCGTCTTCGCCAAGCTTGTCAATCAGCCTTGACGTAAATTCTTCCATGCGTCTGCGCTCGGGCTGGTTGCGAGGGCCACCTGTGATAGAGCCATCAGGATTGCGCATGTTGCCAAAGTGCCTGTTGTAGGAACGGGCAAACCACATGTCTTTTGTAGTGCCTTGGTAACCGTTAATATTTAATGAGAACCGGCCTGTTTTATCACCCAAGATCATAGCGCCTAAATGCAGGCTGTCCTTACCCCCACTAAGACCGCTAGGGCCACCGCCAAGTCCTGCGGCTTTGCGCAAGTCTGTCATTTCTTTTAATGTGTGAGAAGAAAGCCACCAATCAGCAAATCCTTCTGGGCCTTTAGTCTCAATCAAATGGGCAATAACTTTCATGCCAGAAGCAACAGACTTTTGCTTCATTCCCCATCCAGCGCCAGATATGCCCTCAGTAACAGCTCCAGGCTGCGGCGGATCTACTGGGACTTTTCCCGTTTTTAAGAATTGCAAAAACGCTGCCGTTGCTGCTTTTGTGTTATTATTGACCTTGTTGCCAATCGATGTAGGCGCAGCAAACGCCGACCAAATTACACGCAGTGTTTCGTCATTTGCCAAAGCCTCAAGGCCTGGAGTCTGCGCCAGTGTTTCAAATGTCTTCTTAACATCTGCATCATACCACCCTCGGCCGCTTGTGGCTTGTTCCATTTGGTACGCGACTTCTTCCGCAGCAGCAGTCACTGCTAAGTCGAAGTCTTCTTCTGTATTAGGATCTAGCTGCCGGCCATGAATCTTAACGTGTTTCTCTTCAAAAAACTGAACAAGGTCTTCAACTTTTGGCTTAGACCCGCCTCTGGATTGAGCAATTTCCGAAACTCGGTTTGTTGCGCTGGCGTTTTGCTCACCGCCCTCTCTGGCCGCAACGTAAAATGCAGCATCGGGAGTTTGAGGCGTAACTAGTTTACCAGCCGCAGCAAGGCCGCGATCTACTATAGGCCCAACAGGGTTGCTAAACATTGTCGAGCCTTCTTGCGCTATGCGCTGCTCGGCCTGTGCGCCTGCTTTGATTAAAGAAGGCTCTAACATTTTAAAGCCTTTTTTCATAAGAGCTGCGATTGGCTTGCCAACAGCAGTGGCCTCGGCAACGCCTGCTGCCATAAGGCCCAGCCCCATCAATCTTTGAAAGCTTCCACTATCTCCATCACCCGATCCAAACGCTGACGCAATGGAAGATGCGGCGTCAAGTGCTAAACCCGTTGTCGCGTAAAGAGGGCTAATAGGGGCGCTTTGATTGCTCTGGCTAAACATTCGGTAACCTTCTTGAATGTCCAAAGCCCCGAAAGTGGCGAAATCCGCAACACCTACCTCTAAAGGATTTGTCTCTCCCGTGCCGAATAGTGCGTTAGAGTACACGCTTGCAGAGCTTCTCAAAGATCCAGTTGCCGCTCTAATTGTTTCGTCAATAGTGCGGAAATTTATTTGAGCATTACGCTGCGCCGCATCTTGCTCTATTAAAGCTCTTGCCCTTTGTTCAGCCTCTTGTATGACACTAGGATCAGTTTCGTCTTCTACAGAAGCCCTTATATTTGCCGCCTCCTGAATGACGCTAAGGCTAACTCCTTGCTCCTCTAACAGCTCTGTTCGCATCCCCTCAATTGAAAGCCGCACGGCAAGGTCTTCAACAAACCTAGTCCCTGCTTCTCTTATCGTAGGATCGCCCTCGCCAAAAACAAGGAAAGGCTCTCCGCTTGCTAGCTTCTGCGCTATTTCATCTGGAGATAAAGTTAAGTCTTCCTGCGGCCCCATAAGACCGGCGGCTTCTACAACTTCAGGTGTGTAGCCAGCAGCGTCAAAGTCTTCCATAGTTGGCATGGAGCCGGTGGCTGCTTTGCGCTCATTGGCAAAAGAAACAGCGCCCTCTATTGGGGCAGATTCCGTTGTCGGAGCCACAAGAGAAGCAGGAGCTGTCTCCATAACCTCTGGCTGCGGCGCTGGATAGTAGCTCTGAAACTCAGGTGTCTCGGGGCCGAACTCCATGCCTTCAATCAGTATGGATCTTGGAGGGTCTACCGTTTCGCCCTCTTCACCAATCTTTATGTACCCACCTTGGGACATGGGAAGAAGGATGTCGTGGGTATTGGTCTCGGTGTTAAAGACGCTCTTCTTGTTCTTTTCAATAGCAGGGTTGATGCCAGCCTCGGAAATAAGGCTAGCCTCAAGGTATTTGTCCATTTCGTAGTCGGTGTCGTTTCCTAATAGATCTGCCATTAGAACAATCCCTGATTTGCGTATCTAGCTCTTAAAATTGATTTGAAGACGGAATAAGAGTTTCTACTTCTAGCCTGTTCGTCTGCGTTTAAATCGTTGTACCAAGCATCTAATGAGCCGAAAGGATCAGATATGTCTACAGTAAACCCAGGCAAATCTCTTGATCTGCTTTCAGCGAAATCCACATACTCAGCTCTCAACTCTTCCTTGTAGATAGCGTCAAAATCATTTATTTTTTCCTTAGCAAAGTCGCGAATCTCGGCAAGAGTCATCGGATTGCCCTCGGACTCTCTGCGGCTATGTTCGTCCAGAAGGGCAAAGTCAGCCTGCTCAAAAGCTGTCTTAGATGCCTGGGCAAGCCTGTCATCTTTTCCGATTGCCATTTGTGCATTGTATCTAAAATGTCTGGAAATAAGCTTAGAGCCAACGGCCAAGCTTTCGTCAGCCTCGTTAAATATTTTTGTCTTTAATGATAAAAATTCCGATTGTGACAAGAAGCCTTTTTTAGAAGTAAGTTCCTGAATTGTTAACATGCCTTCTTCAGCCATCCCATGAAGCACATGATTCACTTCAGCATCACCCTTGCCGGCAGGCCTAAACACAGGGGCTGCTTCAGAAACTGACATGGCTTCTTCCATCGCTTCTTGCTGCGCAGGGCTGGCCCACATCTGGCGCTTTAGCCCTTCATATAGAATAGTTTGAGCAGCCGTTCCAGATATGCTCCCAAAGTCTGCGCCCATAGAATCGTAAAGCTTTTTCATATCAATGGGGTCTAGTACCTGACGCAGCGTAGCCTCAGACACAGTGTCTGTGCTGTCTAAGGAAACAACAAGATTGAAAGCCTTTGTGTTTGATTTACCTGCTTCCTCTTCCCGCTCATCGTCTATTTTTTCTTGAGCAGAAAAGAATGTTGAGGCCATCTGGATTGTGTCCTGCACAACTGCATTGGCCTCTTCCGCCGGCACAGCCATAAGCATATTCAAGACATGAGGCGGCAAGGTGGAAATACCAACCATGTCTTTCGCGCTCATTTTACCATTACGCACCATTTCAATCTGGTTCAAAGTCGCTGAAAGACCTATTGCCTTGTTTAAGTCAGTGCCTGCGTATGCTGGAACAAGGTTTTTAAAAGCCTTTGACAAAACCTTTTGGGGAACATTGCCCATAATTTCTGGGTTCACACCGCCGTTTCTAACAGCTTGCTCGACCATAGACTGTAATTGAGACTGCTCCATAGCAAGCTCATTAGGTGTAATATCCAGGTAGGGATTAGAGTAAATAGAAACCTGCTGGTCTTCTCGAGCCTTCAGTGCAGCCTGCCTGCGCTTTTCAATCTTTAGGTCAACAACCTCTTGCAGCCTAAACTTGATAGGTATTTCCATTTGGCGGAAGCTGTTGTCAAAGTCTTGCAGCGCGTATTTGTTTTTGCCAACAGTAGATCGCATCGTATCATAAACGCCTTTGACGCCCTGCGCATATTTAAGCTCACCGTCAAAAATGTTTCCGACATCCCTGTCTTTTTCAAGCTGGCTAGACAAAGCCATCAAGCCCTCTTTGGCTGAAAAGATCGCCTCGTTCTTTTGTGTCTCAGTAATCATCTTATAGCGCATGTTGGCATATTCACCAACTTGGTTCGCAACCTCTGTTGCAATGGCGCCCTTCTGCAATTCAGCCTGGACAAAAGGCTGGGCATTCATCCTAGCTGTGATACGAGCGCCAGGGGCTTCAGAAGTTGGACGGCCTTGTGATCTGTAAACTGGTATTCTCATTATGTAAACAAGCCCCCTTCATACGAGGTTTTAGCAGCTTGACCAAAGCTCCGAATCAGACTTGTCGTTCCTTGCGCTCTTAGCCCAGCGGCTTGCGCCCCGCCTTCCATGCGTGACAGTTCAGCACTTAGCCTAGAACTTTCTTGCTGATCGTCAATCTGCATGTTTGTGACCGTGTTATTAAAATCGATGACAGCTTGGTCATATTCAAACTCTCTTGCAGCCTGACGCATAACTCGCATTGGAGTGCCGTGAGATATATCTATGCCAGCGCCGCTGTACTGAGCGACAACAGACCCCTGGGCCTCCGCAAAACGAAACCGATCAACTCGCTCTTGCAAAACTGCATTGCGGTTGATGATCTCACGTTGCTTTTCAAGTAGATCAATGTCTCGCTCAATTAGGCCAGCGTTGAACTCGCCAACTCTTGCAGCAGCGGCAGCAGCTTTGTTCGCAGAGTTTTTGGCTGAAATGCCGCCGAAAATATCAAGACCAGTTTTTATTGCAAGCAATGCTGTTAAAGCCATTTAATCACCTTACAAATCAAATGTGTTCATGCGCGGATATAGCGCCAGAACAGTCATTGGTAATGGCTGTGATTGCCGCACATAAATGCGATCACCTTCAACGAAACCGCCTTCAAACTCGATTTCTTTGTCTCCCGTGAATAATGGCACAGCTTCGTCCATATTCATAGAGCTGTCGCGGAAAAATATTCTATCGGCGCTTACCGAGTTGCTGCCCACCTCTGCACCAACTGTCTCGTAAAAGCGTACAGTTATGTCGTGGATTCGTTTTGGCTTACCTTGAGAAGTCCCGTCCTGCGATCCAGACTCTAAACGCATTGTTTGCATTTCGCTTGTGTAGCCAAACCCAACAGCCCCCGTTGTGACAGAAAAGTCTAACGCCACCCCGCCGTTTGAAACTGTCTTTTGCGCATGTGTGGCGCCGTTGGCTAGTATCGAAAGCTCTTCGCCCTCTAAGTGATACAGGCCAGAAAGAGTTGTGGTTGCAGATCCTGAGTAAACCAACCCGCTGTCCACAAAAAAAGCAGCAGTCGTATCGCTGCCAAAGTCAAATGTCTTCATCACCTCAACATACTGTTTGGTCACGCCGTCAATCGTGCGCTTTACGATCATGTAAAGCTCATCCTCGCCACTATCTGTCGGCAAGGTGACTATGCTTTCAACCTTAGCCTGACCACCGCCAAACGACCCGCCTATGATGTGTTTGTGCCACGCAACAATTTCTTCTTCACGCCGGTAGGTCAATCCAAGCAAAGTGCCATCAGTGCGGCGCGCCCAGATAATACTTTCAGGTTCTTGCTGATATGCAAACTCCTTTATCCCACCTTCAGTCAAATGCTCGGACAGGATTGTAATGTCTGGGGCTGCATAGCCTGCAACGTCCACCTCGCCTATATAACGAAACTCTCTGACCTTACGAGCGCCGCGCTGGGCAAACAAAGTAACGTCAGCAACCTGGACGACTTCGCTGTCGATACAGCCATAGTTAGAATACTTGCGGATCACTGTCTGCGTAGGCGTAATCGGCCCACCATTGGTTGTAGTCAAGACATACTCACCGCCAGACGTACCAATGTTAAGTATTCGAGTGGCTGACAGGTAACGGATTGCGTTTACCTTGTTAGACGCAATGGTGTAGATCAGAGCATCATCGTCAGCAGTGCCGGTGTGAAAATTTAAATAGTCAGCACTTTTAGAAAACCACAACGTCTGAGGATTGTTGTTAGTTGCCGCAAAAACCAACCGCTGTTCAAAAAACGTAACAACGCTAGGGTAATTGTTAGAGCTAGTAAGAACTGGCGTGTTGTTTTCGTTAATGCTAGGAGTAGCAAACGTCCAAGCATTGTGATCGGTGCGAGATAATGTGCGGACAGCGTGACTTGGATGCACCAAATACATAACATCCGCAGACTGTGCAAAACGGACATCACTTACCTGCGCGGATGTGTAGGGTGTTGCAACCTCAAACAATTTGTCAACACTAACGCCAGAACCAGTGTAGGTTGTGAAACCTGTGGTATTGATAGCATTGCCAAACAAGTCAGTCAGCGTGAACGTGTTAGTTGTAGAGTTAGCAATAAGATAATTTCGAGCAACTAACTCAGTCATGCCCCCGCCTGTGTTGTACAGGTAAACCTCATCTCCATTGGTAAGGCCGTGAGAACTGCTAGTCAAAACACCAGGGTTTGCCTTTGTGATTGCTGAAACATTCTTTTCGCTATCAACCAAAACCTGCAATCCGTTGCGGAAAACACGCATGTACTGATTGCCAAACTCTAGCGCATAGGTGTCGGATGTTTTAAACTCAAAAGGTATCAAACGGGTAATGCTTGAGCTGTCTTTTACTTCGCCTAAGTATTCTGTGCCTGGGCGGCGCGAAACGCCGCCATGAGGCTGCACAATCATGTTTGTTAGAATAGAAAGACCTTCGAGGTACTTCTCAATCGTAGCGCGCCCCTCTAGACGCGGAGAAATTTCACCGGCTGTAAACGTGCTAATTGCTGGGGCTGATCGCGCCATTAGAACCTCGACTCAATAAATTCGCTTGCCTCTAGGCGTTGTGGCGCGCCTTCAGTGCCGTCAACAAATGCGGCTTGTTTTAATTTGTCAGAGTATTCTGCCGCCATCATTTGCTTAACAGTATTGGAGCCAGTAATTGCGTAACTAACCTCAAAGGCTATAGCAGCGGCCAAAGTGTCAATCAGATTGGCGTCATACTCTTGCGGATCTGTAACCCGAGAAACATACTTGATTTTGGCAATACCTTCGTCAGAAAGCAGCTTACGCCCCTCAATGACAAACACAGGGCCACCTGTGTTGCTGAACATATTGTCTTGTGGGTATGACAAAGTACCGTTGCTAAACTCTAACACTCGCAAACAATACGGGCTGCTTGGCAAAGCAAACTGATTTGCATAGCCAAACTCAGGTGATTCGCTTTCTTTTGGCAGCTCGGCCCTACGCAGAAGGCAGTTCCAAGGATGAGCGCGAAACACGCTGTCTCGTACACTGTCAAACCTTTGGTTGATTAAGCGCGCTGGCTTACTGTTTTCCTCAAAGCTTGAAATGTTGTTCGCACCCAAGCTGTTCAACGCATAGTTTGCAATATCAACCGTACTGGTCATCAGCTCTCTCCATGTGAAAAGAGGGGGCGGCGAACCGCCCCACTCCTATTAGTCTACCACATACATGATAGTTAGCTCAATAGAGCCAGTAGCAGTACCCGCATTAGTCACGGTGATTGCTACGCCGTCCTCGTTTGTATCTGTCTCTGTGCCAGAGCCTAGAGCGATAGTTGCAAGAACGTCTACCTTTTGAGCAGATGTTGACGCCGCCGCTGCCTTGTAAGCTGCCGCCGCCGCAGACACAGCCGTACCGGCTGCATTTGTGTGGGCCGCATAGCCAACAGATAGTGTTGTGCCGCTACCAAGCGCGTCATATGCCAGGTTTCCTTGAACCAAGCGTGCGCCATCAGGTAAAACAAACATCTCAATTTCACTAGCTGCCGCCAGTGAAGCTGCTTCGTATGTGCCATAAGCTACGCGGATGCGTCCACTAAGCTCATTGGCTTGATTCATCACTGCCGGTGTGGCGCGTGAGTTGGTTCGTTGTGCGGAATATACAGTAGCCATTTTTCAGTCTCCTTATTCGTTACAAGCGATTTCGACGACTTTGGACTCTTCCATCCGTGTCGCACCGACTGACTGACAATAGTACACCTGAGTCGCATATGACTTGTCTGCACGTTCATCAATGCGTGCTGATGGCTCTTTGCCAATAGCGCACTTGATGCCGTCTGTTGCAAACGCAATCACTTGGCGGTCAGAGTTACTGTCTGTACCCAAGCGGTTTGAAACGATGAAGTTGAAGCCAACAAACGTGTTGATCTCACCCATCGCCAAAGCTTTGACAGTGTTGTAATCGCTCGAAGTTACAGTTGTGTTGTTCAACAAATCAGAAACCTGCTTTGGAGAAACAAGAATGTTACGCGCGATAGAAGGATCTACGTTGCCACTGTCAAGGATCTCTTTAGCTTCAACTAACTTAGCAATGGTCAAACCGGCAGATCCATGTGCGATCTTTTGGCCTGCTGGCAATGCTGTAGTGGTTGAACCGTCTTTGCCTGTTGAGGCGTTGCCGAGAGCTGCTGTAATGATAACATCATCCATTGCGCGGCCCATAGCTGCGGCAGCAGCACGGCTATATGTTGAAGTCGGATCAACGAGTAAACGCACTTTGTCCTGATCGTCGATCAGATCGGCATACTCATAGTCAGACATAGTAACCATACGGCGTGAATGTGGTGTGTCCACAATCGGTGTATCCGCATGACGCGAAGTGCGCAGGATAGCGGCTGCTGATCCTACTTGGTCAAAAAAAGCTTTTTCGCCATTCACGCTTTCCACATCTACCGCGTTACGCAGCAGAGAACCCATTTGCTGCGAAAGCATTTGGATGTTTGCAGAAAACTGATTGACAAAAGCTGTGGTGATTTGAGAAGACATTTGTCTCTCCTTGCTCTGTTACAGTTAAAGTTGCTGCGCTTGGTTGTCCCCGAGGGGGCCGTGCTACTGCTTAGGGCAGCTAATCCGCTTGACACACAAGCTTGGCGGCGTGGGCCTAAAGGTTATCCACTATGACATGAGCGCGAATAGTCGCTGCGCTTCCGCAACATACGCATCATGCTCTGGATGCTGTGCATCCAAATACGGCCCGTCTTGCCGCATAACCTCTTTCAGTTGACGCTGCGCCTCTTCTGGCGTCATTATCAACTCAGTCGGTTCACCGACTAGGTTATCCTCTCCAATCTGCTCTGCCAAGGCAGAAAACATTTTTATAACTTCTGGATGATCTCCAAGCATGCGGCCATCCGAAAGCTGCACATCCTCAAACATGTCCATGCCCTTTTCGCCCAGCAGCGTCCTAGCGGCGCTCTGAGCCATTCCTATGCGCTGTTCATACGCTTGGCCGAACTCTTGCCGCAGAACTTGCTCTGACTCATATACGGCGCTCTCAGAGCGGCTCTGAGCGTCTGCCTTGGATGTCTCGCCTGTATCATTGATGAATTTGGCAATGCGATCTACCTGACGAGGCTGTAGCCCCGCTTCCCACATGGCCTGCTTTAGGCCAGAGATAGCATCTTTGCTCATGCCATCGCCTAAGTTCATCTCATAGGCGTCAGCATTATCTGGGCGCCCAACAGAATTGTAAAACTCATTGTACTGGTCATCTGTCCAGCTCTTACCAGGCTTTGCAATTTTATCAGCGCCAATCATGCGCTGCGCGTTCACATAGCTTTTCGCCAAGCTGGCTGGGTCTGTAAACGTCCGCAGTGACGGTTCGCCACGCAGATCCTCTGGCAAACTGTCCAAAAATCCTACAGGCGCAGCTTCTGCACCCCCTGCGACTTCTTGAGATCCAGTGTCTTGGATTGCCTCTTCGCTCATCGTTTTTCCTTCTCTTCGGTCAACATACGGACAATCAGCAGCACCGCTGCGCGCTGACCTTCATTAAATGCAGTTTCATAAGGATTGTCCGAAAACGTGGTTGTCTCATATCCAAACCTAGATTTGAGATCACTTAAAACTTTTGCGCCATCCTCTGTATTAAAGGTGCGCCGGTAAGCTAACTTCAGATCGTCTATTTGCTTCATTGACCACCACCCTGAGTGGCCTTAACTAAAGGCGCAACATTGCCAGCAGCCTCAGACGCCATCATCTCACGCTGCATCTGCTCTTGAACTTGGGCCTGCTCGGCCTGCTCTTTGCGAACCTGTTCAACCTCATCAGCACCTCTGATAATCCGAGCCGGCAGACCTGCTGTCTCAACCAAATACTGAACCATCTTGTCGCCGTCCAGATAATCCGTAACAGGCGCAACCTCACTAACTTGCAGCAAGATCTCAAACCCGCGCAGCATCGCCTGCAAGTCTGTAAGCTTCTGAGCCTTGGCGAGTGGAGAAACGTACTCAATGTCAATGTTTTGCCCCTGCAACTCTTCAGGCGGCTCTGGAAGTAAGCCAGCTCTAAGAAGTAAAGCAAAGGAACGGTCGATCAGCGGCTGGAGTAGCTCGGCCTGCAACCGTCCTAAAACAGGGCCGAGCAAACGCATTTTCTCCTCGTTCCTTTGCAATACCTCAGTCGCTGTCATGTTGGCCCCTTGGCCTAACAACAACTGATCTACATAAAACGCCTGACGAATTGAATTTCGGCGCTGCTCTTCCATGTTAAGACCTAAAGGATTGTTTGCGCCAATGTTCAAAGGCTCCAAACGATCCCGTGTCCCCGAGCGGTAAAAGTTTAACGCGCCAGGTGTAGTGCGAACAGGCATCATAAACCCGTCATCTGGAACCATCAAAGGAGGATCAATCTGCTTTTGAGCCGCCTTGATTGTCGTTTCAGACATCTTGTTTAACATCTTAACGTCAGGCAAAGCAGTCATTGCTGGCGATCTGCCGTAAGTAGAAACGCTATCTTTGACAAAGCGCGGACACATAAAGGGAAACTCATCAAAGCCGCCCTCAGAAAGCAGCTCAAGATTGTCAGACAAGTAATAAACAGACGCGACAGGCTTGTTCTTGGCTAGTCGCCCAGACGCCTCTGCGCGCGGAAAGACAGCGTGGATCACTTGATGCTCCTTATAAGGATCATCTTTTAAGTCTTTTTCTATCTGTCTAGGCATTTTAACATTAGGGAACTGCATGGCAATCGCCCGAGCCGTCAACTTGAACTTACGGTAAACAGTGTCAACCCTGCCGCTAGGATCTTCGCTTATGCAAACCTCGGCAATGTGGCGACACGCAAACCGCAAACCACCTTCTTCATACTCAACGTAAAAAGCCCCTGTGCCAAAAACAACCAAGTCATAATACAACTCATGGATTTCTTGCTGAAAGTTAGACCGATTGAAATGCTGGTACATCTGATCCATGCAGATCTCTAACCACTCATTCGCTGCATCGTCGCGCTGCAATCCAGTGTCGCGGTAACGCATAGAAAACCAAGGCGTACTTGGCGAAGTTAACATGCCGTGCAGTGAAGACGCCAACAGCTCAACAGCATGGATAGCCGTGCCGTCAAAAATACGTTCAGTTCGCTTGTCACCTTGGGTGCGCTTTTTAGTAATATCTGCCTTACGAGGCAGCATGAAATCAGCTAGCTCTTGCCAGTGTGACTCCCAATTGGAACGCTGGCTTTGTAACGTCTTGTATCGCTTATCTAAACGAGCAACTAAAGGTTTTACTTCTGCCATTATTTTATCCCATAACTTGTCATCAGTGTGCGCTTAGGGCGCGATTTAGAATCCTTAACACCCTCAACCGCACCACCCTGCGTCCGACCAGCCATCTTTTGCTGCGCGCGTTCCAAAGGATCAACAGTTGACTGCCCCAGCAACGCAGCAGGCTGGGCGGCATTACCACCCATAATCCCTGCAATATTGCCCAGCTTCTTTTTCTTAATAAGCATAATGCTATCCAATCAATGACCGGCGTCTGCGCGTCTTGCCTTCTTCCTCACCAGAGCCAAGCAAACCGCCAGGTGTTGTAAGAATAGTTGATTTGCGCCCCTTCGTCATCTTTGCTATAGCTTTGTCTTCAGCAGGGCCAACAGATGTTGTCTGAGCAGCAGCTTGCTGAACAGCAGCGCCGGCAGCAGTTCCAACAGAAGCGGCAGAAGCTTTTTCAGCCGCTTCAGCCTTAACATCCGCCAATGCTTCAGCTTTTGCAGCCTCATCCTCTAAAGCCGCCGCAGCGTCTAAAGCATCTTGGTCAACAACACCCGTAAAGCTGGCGTCAGATTCTATCTTCTCTTCTTCCGTTGTTACGCCATCAGCATCAATGTCGCCGTCAACAGTGAACGTGTCTTCAGCAATTTCTTCAACTTCTGTTAAAGCAGTGTTTGTTACCTCATCAAGAACAGTTTCTGTCTCTGCCTCTGCCTCTACCTCTACCTCTACCTCTGGCTCTACTGTCATAATTGTGGTTGGCTTATCGTCGTTCTGTGAGCTTTTCATAGACTGCTCAACTGCGGCTCTAGATCTTGCCTGCCTACCAGCAAGGTCTCGCTGATAAGCAGCATTCTGTTCTTTAATGCCTAAGTCCATCAAAAGATCGTCAGTGGCGCTGTTCTTGGGAAGATCCGACACACTCCCGCCGTAGCCTTTGCTCTTGTCACTCTTTGGTTCAGGACTTCCACCACCACAAAAAGCACCCATAACTAAACATCCTTATATGTTAAAGTTCCCGCAGAAACATAGCCCAGGCGCCCCAACAAAGCAGCGCCCCTTTCAGTGTTAACGCCAGAAGTCGCACCTGTCAAAATTTGACTTGCACCAACGTCCCGCGCCCAATCTTCAAAAATCTTCATAAGCCTAACACCAACCATGCCGCCTCTATATTCAGGCTTGACATACCATATATAATCGCCAGCGACTAGAGTGTCGCTATATGGGTGCTTAATCGTCATGCCAATAATGCAGCCAGCAAGGTCTTTGCCAGCCCAACAACCTAAAACTAAACTATCATCGCTGCAAATACGGTCATCAACCCAATCGCACATCTTGTCCCAATTAAAGTCAATAACGCGCTGGTAAGACTGAGAATGAAATTGCTGCGCCAAATCAGTCACAGCCGCAGCGTCTAAAGAAGACGCCTCCCTATACTTACGCCGCAAATGGATCATATTCCATTACCGCCATTTTCTGAGAAACCGCCATGCGATCCCTGCTTTCTCGCAAACCAACTGCCAAATACCTAAAAGCATCCGCTGCATGGCTCGACCAATCATGGACAGGCGAAGACCTAAAGCTCCTAGTGCGCTCGTTATACGCTCTATGATACTGACGCAAACACTCCAAACCATGTCCGCACTTCTCCCTGTCAAACCATAAACGCGGGATCAACATCTGACCCGCATGGATACCATCCTCAATCGGAAGCTTAGGAACAACTCGAAAGTTTAAACCCAAGTCCCAAGCAACCTCACGCCTACTCTTGCCAGACCCTAACTCACGAACCTCAATATCGTGCGGCGCATTGTGATCCCCATACAAATAGCCCTTTGACGTTAAAATTTTGCAGTAATGAGGCAACCCCTCTCCACGGGCCTCGTAAAAATCTATCACATGTATAGCACGACCAACCGATTGCGTAAACCATATCGCTGTGCTGTCGCCAACACCCAAGTCCCACCAAGTGTCAACACGCACACTCGGATCATAAGGAACATTGGAAATCCGCCCATCCAACTGAGCAACCTCCATCTCCTTGCCATAAACAGCGCCAGGAACATTCGCATTCCAAGAACACTCAAATTCCTGCTGATACTGGTCATGCGTCATCATAGACTTGGCAGCAGACAATTCCTCATCATCCAGCAAGCCTGTCTCACTCGCCTTGTAAACCGCAGCCAGCCAATCAGGATTGGAAGCAGCCTCTTCATACTTATCAAAAAAAGCATTGTGACCCTTCGGCGTCCCGACAAACACACACCAACCCTTGCGATCAGATAACGCCGGCCTCAACACCTCGGGAAAAACATTCTCAGGCATGTCGGCAACCTCATCCATAACACAACCGTCAAGATAAATCCCACGCAAGCTGTCTGGATTCTCAGCGCCCAACAAACTAATCCTAGCGCCGTTAGGCAAATCACAACGCAATTCAGTCTCATGAAACCGAACATTCGGGATCTTGCCTGCAAACTGTTTTATATAATCCCAAGCAACATTCTTCGCCTGGCGATAGGTGGGCGCCATGTAGGCATAGCGGGGGTTCTCTTTCCCAGACATCAAGGCATCGCGCAAAACATGGTTGATCGCCCAGACCGTTTTGCCAAAGCGGCGGTGGCAAACAACTACACCCCAACGCTTCAAAGACATCTCATCGTGCAGCTTTAACTGCAACTCCCTCGGCTCATAAGGAATCTCAATGTGCGTCAATGCTCCGTAACCTTCTTCTGATCCCTGAATACCAGTATGTCATTACTCTCAAGGATAGCCTCGTATAAATCAATAAGCAATATTGCCGACTCAATCTGCTCAGATGCGCTGCGGCCAGTGACAACAGTATCCCTCAAGGCCTCTAGGTGGCCTAGCATGGCTTGTTGCGAAGGCGACAGGGAGTAAGTCAAAGTGTCTCTAGCTCCGGTGTAATATAGAGGTATAAGGGCGCGCGGTTTTGCGGGGGGTGGGGGGGTCGGTTTGCGCAAAACGCATGGCTTAACCGTGGTGTCATAATAACTATTATGTTAAATAGAACGCAAGGCATTGTTGTTGTTGTAGATTTTATTCGCGACTGCCATGCAGCAAACGCAAACCACAAGATGTTGTGCCTACCCTGCCTCGCCGGCCTGGCGCCGAGGTGTCTCAGCATGCCGGCTTCACGCGCGTAGCTGTCAACGACAGGATGTGTTGTATACACATGATCCGACATCAATGCTTCGTCACCGCATCTTCCTTTTGGTCAGGCACAACCTCAGTTGTATTGACCTCTACATCACCACCAGCCCAACTGATTGTGAACGTCTGGGCCTGTGGCTGGTCTTCCTTCTTGTCTCTCACACCCCACGGCATGTTCCGTGCTAGCGTCCACTTCAATGTATCAATCTCAAGCCTACGCCGTTGCACCTCTGCGTTAGCCAGCCTGTTGTCCTCAAACGTAGGAAGTGGCGACACTGCCAGGTTGTTGATGTGGTCAGTGAAGTATTCTGACTGCATGACCCTGCCTCTTCGATAGACCTCATACAGATCATCATCACGCAACACAGCTTGCATGACGCCTTGGTAGGTCGGCATGCCTTTTGTTTTGAGAATGTTTTTGAGTGTTTCGCCTACTGCCAAGCGGTCAGCGATCTTGTGCATCAGCTCGGCGTCAATTTTTACTGGTTTCTTTGACATGTGTGCCTCATCTGTTTTTTGGGATCATAGCACAAAAAAGGCCCAGCGCAATAATGCTGGGCCAGTTGTTGAGTGTTGAGCTGTGGAAACAGGTGGAAGCAACTCAACGGGCAATTACTTTTTATCAGAATGGAATGTCATCATCAAACACTTTCGGCCTTGCTCGAATGTCTATCACCTCTGCGGCTGGAAATGATTCTTTGACTGCCTTCTCGAACTCTCCTGCGTTGTGATCTCTGAAGTGTCTGTATGCGAGTGCTACCTCTCTGAGTGTTAGCAGCTCCATGTCTGGCCGTTGCTCTTTAATCTTTTGCCACGACCTTCCGTCTTTCATTATGCCAAACATCTCGCCATCCAGTTCCATCTCCCAGATGTCTGTTGAGGCTCTCTGTGCGCCTAGTCTCTCTGCCTCTGCATCCATTGCTTTGAGGCCTCTTACGACAATCTCTGCTCTGACCTTACATTCTTCTGGATTGTTTTCTTCGATAGCCTTGTTCATCTTTGCCATTGCAGATCCATACTTCTGCGCTGTTTCGACGCTTACCAATTCTGGCAGCATGTCGATGCCCCACTTTGTGTCCATCTGTATTGCCAGCCGATCCATTGGGGCGATTGCATAGTCACACATGATTTGATCCTTATGTGCTTGCGGGTTGAATATTCTGTCTGCCTTCTTTTGGCGCCTTGGCCTCTTGGGCTTCTGCGTGTCCATCATCATCTCCACAGTTCATCCACCACAGTTTCATCTAATCCACATTCCACCACAGTAGTATGTCTAATACATACAACTACTGTGGTGGAAGTATTTGTGGCCTTTTCTTCCACAGTTCCACAGTTCATCCACAGTTCAGAAAAACAACTGTGGAAGTGTGGAAACAGCATCAAACTTCCTCCCAATTGATCCATTCGCCGACCACTACGCACGGCACATCTCTTCCGCTTCGGCTGTCTCTTATCTCTGCGACTTTGAGGTTGCCTGTGCTGATCCACTTCTTGACGATTGCTTTTGCCTTTGCTTTGTCCCCTGGCTTTTCTGTGTCGAGGTCGAGCTGTTCTGCGACTGCATTGCCGATCCAGTTCTTTGCTCTGATGTCTGAGCGGTATGCCTTGTCGTTCTCCTCTGCCTTGCCGACTGCTCTTTGGACATCGTAGAGGTCTTTGGTTGTTACGCCGTCGAATAGATCAGGCAGCTTAAATTCTGTGGCTACGCCTATGTGTTCACCGTTTGCTATTTCGACTGAGACCATGCGGCGGTATGTTGCCTTGTCTGATGGCGGTGCAAGGTTTGCTTTGCCATCGTCCTGGCGGAATATGCCGAGTGCTTCTTGTTCGTCCACACCAAGTGCCATTGCGTCTTCTGGAGTGATCCTGTTTATCACTCTTGCCGCTCTTGCTGCACCGATCAGACTGCCTGCGCCGCGCACTGAATCAACCGTTGCGTCTTCTCCGTTGCCTTTACGGATGTGATGCACAAGCTGTACTGAGCTGTTGGTGTCTCTTGCCAGCTTCCTGAGCATTGATACGACTGCCTGGATGCTGCCATTGTTGTTCTCATTAACCAGGTGGGCAGATATGAATGGATCTAATATTACGACACCTATGTTGTTCTCTTTGATCTTGCGGATCATAAAGGCCAGCAGCTCATCGTTCTGGATCAGGCCGTCCCTGCCTTCTGCTGCCAGGGTGATCTGCATGGTGTCCTCACCATCCATGAACAGCTTGCCTTTGATGTCATCTGGCGTGAGGCTATAGTGCTGCATGGCTGCTATGGTTCTCATTTGAAGTTCTGAGATCGGATCTTCCAAATTTATGACCCATGTGTTGCACTGCTCCTTGACCCTTACGCCAAGCAGGTCTTTGCCTGTCGATATTGCCAGTGCTTCCACAATGATTGCTGATGTCTTGCCAATGCCGCCGGCAGATGCTGTGACGCTAATGTATTTCTTGATGTAGTCGTATCCATAGACCCACTCTCTGCGGGGCAGTGTGAGCGCATCAAACATTTCGTAAGGCGTGGGCCATTCATTGCCTGTATCAGGCTCTGTGTAGCTCTGCGTTGGCTCTGTGGCTATTTGCAGGGTCTGGTTCTGCTGCTCCATGCGCTCGGCTGCTGGGTCTGGCGGTGGCGTCCAGCCTTTTGCTCTGGCTCCGTCGATTGCCTTCTGCACCTCTGCCCTTGTTTCGTCCACTGTGTAGCCGCCAAGGGTAAAGCCATCTGTGATCGCGTGGATTTCTTCGTCGGCTAGGCCTTTGTTGACGTATGATCCAACCAGGCGCACCATATTGTGATGCCAATCCTCGCCTGCTAGCACGTTCTGGACTGCCAGTTGCCTGTCCATTGCTTGCTGGCCGAGGTCTATGCTCATTGTGCTAGCAGCCTGTGGCTCTGCCTTTGGGAATGCGCGCATCATGCGTTCAAACTCTACTGGTTCTCTGTCTGTTGAGAACTCTGTCCGCATTGTGACCAGCTCTGGAACATATCCTTTGTCTTGTTTCTTTTGGTTGGGCCATGAGACTGTGCCTGCCACGCGCATGATGCGTGATGGGTTAACGACTGCCGCATCTGTTTGGAGTGAGGCGGCGATTGCTTTTTGTACATCACGCCATGCTTGCATGTTTTGCACTGGCTCTTCGAGCCGCCAGTATGCGTGGCCTCTTGCGAATGGCGTTGTTCCTGTCTTGATCGACATTGTGAACTTTGGGCCTGCGAAAGACAGGATATTTTCCATTGCGCCTGCTGTGTCTGCGTCTGCGAAGCAATAAAACGCGGCTAGGATGTCTGTGTCTTTGGCTGCTTGGCCTGCCGGTATCTCTATGATTGGGTCAATTGGATTGATGCACATGTATATGTTTTGCTTGGCAGCGTTCATTGCCTCGGCATGCTGGGCTGCGTCTTCTATGTTTTTTAGTGCAAATCTTGCGGCGTTTGCTGATCCAGATTGCGATATAGAACGTATCTCTATGAGCGGTTGGCCTACAGTGTTCCAATTCTCTGTAATCTGTGCTATGAACTGCTTAATGATTTCGGTTTTGGGAGCCATTTCCATTTGTTCTTCCACTTCCATTTTCATTGATTCCTCCCCTGAACTGCCCAGCGGTCATAGCCGCTGGGCTTTTTTCATTTAAAACTCTGCGTCAACTGGGGCTGGTGCAGGAGCTGGTGGTGGTGGTGTGGGTGTGGGTGCAGCTTCTTCGACTGCTATTCCTGCGGCGACACCTTCTTTCAGGCTGTCTGGTTTGTCTACCCACTTTACGATCTCGAAAATCGGGTAGCATGTGGAGCCTTTGGTGAACTTGATCTCCTTGGCCTCGACAACTTTGATGAGTGGCATTTGGCCGTTTGTGCCTTGGCTCAGTTTTGGAGCGAGGTCTGTCAGAGCGGCCCAGACGCCGGCGCCTGCTTGCTCCCACATGGCGACTTTGCCGTCACCGATAGCACACTTGACCGAAAAACCTTTCTTGTAGTCATCGCCAGGCTTAGTCATCATTTGATTGACTGTCGGGTTCCACTTCCACTCGGGAGCTACGCCGACCATGCCGTCTGACTTCTGCCAGCCTGTCTTTAGAGTGTCTAAGTCAATGACAAAGCCTTTGGTTTGCGCAGCCTCAAACTCATCCTTTGCCGCACCGTCACGGGTGTAGAACTGCTTGGCTCTAACGGAGCCATCCTGTGTGCCTCGGGCTGACCATTGCAGGAAGGTGTTAACATCGGAGCCTGATGCCCCTAGATCTATTTCAAACATTTTGTATCCTTTACGTTGTTTGATTGTTGGAGTTGTTGTGCGCGTAACCCTGCGCTGGGATTAGATGCCATACATTTCTTCCCGCAGATCTTCTGCCCCGTTCCAATAGAACGTGTTAGGGTTGACGGGTATGACCTCTCTAATATCTTCCGCGCTACCTGAGCGCAGGAACTTTTCTAGCCGAGCGATTTGCTTCTTGGCCCTGACAAGGATCTCTGTCGGATCGCCGTCTTCAAGCATGTTGGTTTTCTTTGATGACACATAAAGAAACTTGACCACCTGGTTGCCTCGGGCTTTCTGATAGATCGCGCGTTGCAGTTGATGCTCTGGCGACATCGTGCTTGGGATGCGTCCTGTTGTTTTTAGATCAATGACTACGCCGTGATCAGGGAACACAAAGTCAAGGTAGCCGATCACAGGGATCTCGAAGTCATCTGTCTTGGCTGTGATGCTAATCTTTGTTTGCCCGTCTTCAGGAAACTCAGGCTTGCCGTAATGCTCAAGCTCTTGAAGTGTTAGCTCCATGCACGGCTCAATCATGGCGCGCTCTTTGGTGATCTTTTCGTCAGCCATAAAGAACGTGCTGTCAAACTTTTCCAATGCCTGATCCAGCGCGCCGGATTTGTGCAGCTTGCCGGTCAGTGTGTTGGCGACAGCATCCTCTGTGCAGATGCCACGCATGGCAGCGGCGCCCATAGGTGTGCGCTTCTTGAACAAGTATGCCGCAACCCAAACGTCTGGCGCGTTAGACCAGAGGTTGATTGATGATGCCGACAGGTGCTTGATGCCGTGCTTTTCAAAACCGTTCATGCTGTTAGCTTTCCAAAGAGGGCCAAAAGACAGGCTTCACTTCTGCCATCGTCTTTGACACGTTTAAACAAGTCAGCTTGTGCAGGCCATCTCTGGCTGGCAAGTGATCTGCTAAGGCCTTTGTCTTTGTTGAGGCCAAGGTATGACTTCCACTTGGCCGGCGTTACCAATGTCATTGGCAGCTTGTGTGCTGCGATTGCCATCTGCGTGGCGCCGTAGGACTGACCGAATCTGAACATGCTGCTCACCCCGTTGCCTCTGACGGCACTGACCTGCTCCAATATTACATGGTGCGGCTCATCGCCTTCTGGTTTAAGTATTTCGTGCAGCTCATACAGGTTAAGCTCCGTCTTGCCTTTGATGTTTTTGTAAACCGGCATGTCATGCACCTCGACGCTGTTGCTGTCAGGCCAGTAGAATGCAATTGCACCAGTGAAGCCTGGGTCTATGCCGACAAAGACTGTCATACCTGATCTCGGATCTTAATGCCGTTAAAGTTAAGAAAGAAGAAGATTGCTTCTTCTGTTAGATCGCGCAGGGTTGGGTCTTGCCCATCCATCTTTGCCCGATTGGTTTGCAGAACGCGCATGCCGTCAGCAAGCTCACACTTGATGCGGTGGTTCCACTGCTCTTTCTTCTGTTTCATAGTTCCCCCAGGGTTGCTAGTCGTTCACCATACATAGTGCTAGCAATTATTTTAATCAAGTGTAATTTTTTGCTAGCAAAGGTATTGCAAAGTTGCTAGCAAGATTCTATATGTAATGTATAGACAGAAACAAAGGGAACACGGACATGAAAATGGAATTCAAATTTGCAGATGGCGCTCACTTTGCAACCAACTCGGCAAAGCCGGTTAATATTACTCAATTTGAGGAAGACTGCTTTCAACTCTTTATGGTTAAAGGAGACAAGACCATGAACCACCCCCTGCATATGCACTTTGAAACATTTGACGAGGCAGTGGAGTTTGCCGAGAACGTAGTCGGCCTTCAAGCCGCTTAACACAACACGGGGAGCTGCGGCTCCCCGCTATCACTTAGAAAAGAATATACCATGAAATATAAACTATCAGATAAAATTAGGTTTGATGCGTCACCAAAAGGCGAAATCATGCTGAAGGATTTAGTCGGACGTTATGTATATGTCCCATTAGGAAAGGCAGCTAAGACAGTCTGCCTAGATCACGTTGCCTCTGATGACACAGATAATGTCTTTTACAATCGTGATGAAAGCATAGGGTTTGACATAAATTATATTTGGCAGTGCCTTATATATACAGATGAAGAAAGATCTTACTTTAGAGATTTTTATGAGGCAGCCAGAGATAAACAATGGGGAACACGCTTATGACAATCGACGAAATCAAATCCGCAATTGCCAAAGATACCAGTTTCATTGACAATAAATTAAAGGTCATTGACGAACTGAAAAAATACTATGGGGAGGGTGTTCGATCATCATCGGCCAGCGCCGACATTGGAATGGAAGCAGCTATGCTGCAAAACGCAATTGAGTCCCGCAAAAATTTTAAGCAGTTACTGAAGGAGATGACAGATGAAAGCTGATTGGGAAGACTATGTAATTATCATCAGCGCGTTTGTCGCTGGGAATGTTTGGATTTCTGGCATTGTATGGGGGTGGTGGTGAGCGAACTATCCCCTGCCGATCAGGCCATACTGCAATACCTGCGCACTCAAGTGGATCGCTTGCAAGATGAGAGGTATCGTAAAGACGCAAGGCCGAGCATTGCCAATGAGCTTCAGATTGCCCAGCGTGATCTGAAGCAATACACATCTGACCTTAGAAAAAAAGGATACAATATATAATGGTCAAAGTAGTAGACGTTGAAATAAACTTCATGTCATTTAAACGCGCATTTAATCGGGAACCCACCGAGGCAGAGATGGGCGCCCTTATGAGACTGAACGCCAAAAGAAACGAGGGGCAATGCGGCGGCAAGAATACAATTGCAAAGATTGACAGGCGCCTTGCGTCAGCATCCAAGGCTCGGGATTACATTAAAAGCCAGCCGCTCAAGCGCAACATCGTAGTCACCCGCACTGCTTGGTCTGTTAATTACCTGCTCAAGTTGGAATTGAACAAATCACAAATCATGGACGTTCTGCACATAAGTGAGATCGCTTATGATCGGGCCGTCAAGCAATACAATCTGCCGCGTGACGGGATTGAGAGAAGGTTTAAAAATGAAAAGAGATGAGATATTAAAAGAAGCAGCGCGCATAATCAGCACCGAAAGGGCAGACGATTATGGGCCGGCAGATGAATCGTTCAAGCGCATTGCTCGGCTTTGGACATCTTATCTTGATGTGGCTGTTAGCCCTATGGACGTTGCCAACATGTATATTTTAAGCAAGGTGCAGCGAACTCTCATGTCTCCAGCTAAAGAGGATACATGGCTGGACATCTGTGGCTATGCTGCATTGGCAGGCGAGATGATGACCAATGAAAAGTAAATTTACAGAACATGAGGTTCATATAGCTGGCCTAGTTGGGGCTATCTTTGGCTTCATTAGCGGCGCTGGCTTGATGGCGCTCATTGCAATTATATTCTAACAAAAACCCTCGCAACCAAAGTTGCGAGGGCTTTTGTAACTAACGACGAGTGGTGACCAAACCTCCCGCTTCATGAAAAATCTTACTTTGATTGTTAAATCATTGCAAGATAAAATATCGTGTGAGTGGCCGCTTTAACGAATGTGACGCATTTGGTAGAGCGCGACCAACAAAAACCGACCAAGCCCCGTGGCATCGAATGGTTGTATGTTAGTGGAAAGCCACCCACTAGATATTTATAGCAGCGCATAAAATTGCTTCAAGCTTTTTATGCGCTGCTTTTCTTTTTATTCATCATGGAAATTCGCTTGCCTTTTGCAACGGCTTCGCTCTTCGATGACGCTCCCCAAGCTTTCAAAGATTTAAGGAGCGGCGTGTCCGTGCCGTCTTTCTTCTTTGTCGGCCCAGGCATCTTGCCCATGCGTTGCAGGAAGGCTGCGCGCCGGCCACTGTTGCCGGTTCTTTCTGGTGACGCGCCCATGTTAGGCAGTCCTGTTCATCATTGACTTCTTTTTCTTGGCGGTCTTCTCGCTATTTTTAAAAGCCTGCGCGGTTGGTGCGCCGGCAGATCCAGGCTTCCGCATTTTCTCACCAGATCCAGCGGCAATGCGCTTTTTCTTTTTGTGAATATTTGAGTACAAACCATCTTTAGCCATTTAACCATTCTCCTACGTTAAAGCCTGGGCAGGCTTTGCTTGCATAATCATTGTGACCCGAGACCGTTTCAATCTTTGGGTGCTTTTCTTTGTATTGTGCAATCAACTTTCGCAAAGCTGCATCCTGCTCTGCCGTAAAGTTATCTTCAAACTTGCCATTGGCTACACCGCCGCGACCACCGACTAAGCTTACGCCTAGAGTTGTAGAGTTTCGGCCAGCAACGTGCGCGCCTTTGCGATCATCTGATCGGCCATGCGCAACTGATCCATCACGATGCACAATGGCATGGTAACCTATGTCAGACCAGCCTCGCTCCTCAGTGTGCCACCGGCGGATCTCAGCAACAACATCTTCAGCCGACTTGCTTTCGTACCACTTAGCGTTTGTTGCTGTGCAATGCACAACGATTTCATTTATTAGCCTCATTTAGATACTCCTTTCACTCGCTCAAAACTTCGCATGCCAGCTAATCCAAGCATGCCTGTAAGCACTGGCAGCATAACGGACATGTCCGCTTGTGGCACAATGAATCCAAACCCCGCTGCCATTGGCGAGATAAGAAAGTTGACGGCCAGACCCAAGACGCACACATAGCCACACAGGGGGCGCCAGGATGCTTGGAACCAGTTGCCTTTAGCCTCGGCCTTGTTGACTTCTATCTGCGCTAGGAGGGCTTCCTGCGCGTGCTTATCGGCCATCGTACTCAACTCATGCCCCAAGCGTGCCGCCTGATCTTTGTCTTGGATGAACTTACCAGCAAGCTCTGTTGCTGGCCCTATAAGTGCGCTTAATATACCCATTACTTTCTCCCCATCCATGCTGTTGCGCCCATGAAAGCGCCGACAATGCCAGCGCCAGAAATGTAGAATAGATTGCTTATGTCGCTCAGTGCTGTAACGCGGTCCAAAGGTATAAAGAACATTGTAACCGTAAAGACGCCCATGCCTATCAGTGTCCAACGGGCCATGCGAAGCTGGGCCAGGTGTTTGCGCAGCGCATCCTCTGTTTCCCTAATCTCTTTGGCCTTTGCCATCTCAGAGTCAGAGACAACGCCATCGCCATCCATATCGTAGGCGTCATACTTCGACTGATCTTCCAACTTCTTTGCCGCCATCTTTTACACTCCTGGCATACGCTATCGCATAATGCTTGTGATGCGTTATTATAACAACTTTTCCGTCTTTGTCATATACAACATAATCACCCTTCTTATTTTGGTATAACCTCAAAGCAATACACCGTCGTCTGGCTTGTGGTTATCAAGACCTTTGCATCTTCAAGTGCTTCCTCGCACTCGTTCTCAGTGGGAAACTGATTGAGTTGATAGTGTTCAATGTTGTTATTGATGACTTGAAACCATATTAAAAACCACAATCTACCATCTCCCCTGATGCTTGCCCCAGAAATAGAACGCCAGAAACAGCAAGCCACCACTGATCGCAAAAGCAATAATGCTGACAGTCCAATTTATAAGATTATCAATAAACTCTTGCTTGGCATACGCTGCCTCTTTACGAATTCTACGCTGCTCCGCCTCAATTCTTAGCACCTCTTCCCAAGCCGAGGGGCCGTAAACGAAACTGATTTCGTCTTTGATGGATTGCCTCATTTCGTCAAAAACGCGGCGCTGGTTCCATATCAACACAGCGTTTTCTTCATCTGATCCTTTGAAAGTCTTTTCCCACCAAGGCGGGTTCTTAGACCTTTCCTCAATCTTATTGAAATCAGAGAACGCTTTTCCCCAGGTCGCCAAGCTGTTGCCCATAGACTGAAGGTCTTGACCCGTGGATATAGCTGCCTTGAGCGTCTTATAAGCGCCTGTGGCAAGAGCAACACAGCTAATCGGGTCCATAGGACTAGCCCATCTTAGTCAGAACTGCGAGCAAGAGTGCAATGATAAACCCAGCCGTTCCAATTAGGATAGCCTCCAGCCTCTTAATCCTGATGAAGACCTCTTTAAATTGTATCGA